TCAGTTCGTCAAGTGTACCATTGAATGGCTCAATGAATGTGTTACACGAATAGATGATATTATAAGCAGTGATATACGACTCTACGAGCTGCTCTGCTCGCTGACGAGTCTCATTGTCTGCTGTTGTCTTATCATCCGCTGGGAGGTCAGCATAATCTAAGTCCCAACAGTTCTCCCAAGAGAGTTCAGATACTTGGTACTGATAGGCTTCTTCCTCCGTATTGTAGCGTATTCTTCGTTTGTCCCAAGGCACTTGATACAGGGTAAGGCGTGGCGAGTTGTCAGAACCTTCTATAGATAGGAGGTCAGGGAAAAGGTCCTTATCATATCCGAAGGTTGCAGCATCTCCTTTATCTGGTCCGATGGTGAACAAACCGACGAACTTGTATGTAACCGTCCCGTCTTCTGCTGTTTGCTTTTCGAAGCCAACGAATGTCTCTTGGTAGATTGATACTCTTGCTTCGCTGTTCTGCTCGATACCCTCGTTAGTTAAGCCAACAGCTTTCCATAGGTCGGTAAATGAGTTTACAGAACCCATCTTGTGGTATTGCATTGAAGAAGCGATATTCTTCTTTCCTGTCAGCTTTGAGATCTTCGGTAAGTTCTTAAACAGTTCAAACTTCTTTTGTGCTGTTTGTCCATCTTCATACACAATGGTCGTGTCCTTAGCTACCTTTGCCTTCCAATTCCATAGGTAGTAGAGCATAGAAGATGTACCTTGACCTTGTAATTGAAGATTGGTAATCGTCAATCGGTTAAGGTTGGTATTTCCGTCCTTAGGATATATCTCGAGCGTGCCCTTAGGGCGATACGACTTGCCGTATTCATACGCTGGCATGGGCTTATCGAAGGTGAATACGTTCACTTTGCCACGCACCTTATCGAAGTCAACCGTAGTACCTAGCGTATCGTATATGTCGTTGTCCAGCTTTTCAGCACTCTTCTCTCCTACGGTTGCAAGTGCATTGATATAGTCCTGATGCACGTTGGCAGTGTCCATCGCACTGTCGTAAATGCGAATAGAGTACAAATCGACATCAGCCTTATCAGAACCGATAACGATACCGCCGCCTGAACCTATCTGCATAGAATCAGTAAGCAAGTAAGCGAACTTACGAGCTTCGATGCCGTCTATGTAGAGATAGACGAGGTTAAGGTAATACGTGTTTCCATTCAGTACGTATGTGTACTTTTTCGGACTAATCACAAGCGCAAGACGAATACGCACACCATCGTCTGTGCTCATTGCCTGAACATCAGGATTACGCTCGCTACGGGTTGCGAACATAATTGAAGAAGGTTTTATTTTTAATCCGATATACCCCTTCTGATAAGGCATTGCAATAGAGATACAATCTGTATCGTAATCAGAGGTATTGTTAATCTGATAGTCTATTTCAATGGTCTTACCAGATTGCGCTGCCTCCTTAGCGAAAGGCTTGTAATCGATAGTAAGGCGAGAACCAGCGAGCAAGCGCAATGTGCGTGCGCCTTCATCATCAGTTACCCAACCATCACGGGAGAATGCCACGCTCTGCCACTCAGCACCGATATGCTCGGAGTTGATGAGATTGCGGAGGACATTGCGGTCGGTGTCGGTATTATTGCGATTCTTTGCGTTGAAGTAGAACACAGCTCCAGCAGTAGCGGAATAGCCTTGCGAGTTATCTACGGGGAAGGGAATTGCATCACGCAATCGGACCTCGTCTGTAGGGTGAGTTCTGAACCCAATTAACGCAGTGAAATCAGAGTTATCTATTGTCTCAACCTCAAGCGACAGGGTATATTGCATCTTTGTTTGCGTCAGCGTGTTCTCTGACACATTCTCCTGAAGCACCTCGTTGTCCTTCTTCATCAGAATTGAGAGAGGCGTTGTAACTGCCTTGCCGTCGTATACTGCGTACTCCAATACTTTGTTCTCATACCAGTTAAGCAGCTTCTCTGCCTTGTTGTTTACCACCACCATCTTCACTGCATCGTTGTTTGCAACCGCCATGAAGTCGTATCCTACTGGAGTAGTCTGCACGGTGCCGTCCTCGTTGGAAAGCCACGCAGAGAGGTGGAATATACCAGTCTTGTTGGTGAAAGGCACGGTGTAAGCTACAGGCGAAGATGTGTAAGTAGCAGTACCAAACTGGCGTTCGTACATCTGCTCGTAGCCTTCACCCGTAATCTTCACGTGCAGCGTCTTGCTAATATTGCCGCTAATGTAACACGGAAGCACTATGTCGCCTTGGTAAGCCTTCCACCAATTGAACTCGGATATGGAGAGGAAGAGGGCAGAAAGCGTAACAGAATAGACGAGTGCAGGGGAGGTTTGGCCCGTTACCTCACCCGTAATCTTCACCATGATGTTGTTCTGTCCACTCTCCAGGAAGCGGAATACATCAACTGTGGTTACGGTGTTAGACTGGCAGCGTCCACGTGCTTTTGAAATGAAAGTACCGTCTCCCGCCTTGGCGAATATCTCGTATGTGCCCCATTCACCCGTATCCAGATACTCCGTCTGACCCACGTCTTTCGTCCGCGATATGAACATGAAGCGAATGGGGCACTCGCCTGCCGACTTCGAAGCAGACAGCGTAGTAGACGCCGACTGGTTATTAGCACGAAGGTAATACAGAATAGACTGCTGCTGTCCACCACCTTGCCCGATGCCGAGTTCGGAGAGTTTCATCGATACCCAAGCATCGCCATTCCATACCAGCACACAGGTTTCTGATGTAAGCGAATCTACTTCATCACTCACGTTCTGCAGCTGTCCGAGCGTAGGGCGGTTCTTAGCAACCACCTGTTTGATGCGTTCTTCCTCCGTGTTCTGCGCCTTAACAAGTTCGTTTACCTTCTCTGGAATTTTGTTGAACTCTTCGGCTGTGAGCTGATTGCCACGTGCCTTATGGTCTATGTATATCGGTTCTATATTCTTTGTCATGTCTATGATAAATTAAGTGGAAACACGTAAGTAAAGCCGTTGTTGCCCTCAATATCCACACCGCGAGCAAGCGAGAGCGCATGGCAGACGATGTCTTGCAGTAGCTTTGGGTGGGCAGATGCAAAATTCTGCCCCGTAGCATCTTCAATGCCCCGAACGCTTACTTGCGAGAAGCGTTCGCCCGCCATGCTGCTCTCTGCTATATGTAGCTTAATATGCTTCATTCACACGCTATGGGTGCTGTGGCTGTTCACCCTCGTTCTTTTTCTTCGCGTCTGCCACAACTTTAACACGCTCATAGTTCACACCCTGCAGCGTGAAGTAGCGAACGCTCGGACGAAGCTTAACCACTGGCTTCGTTATGTGGCTCTGTGGGTTGAAGTCGGCAGCGTGCTCCACAGCTTTCGACTTGAACGATGGGGCAAGCGTACCAATATCGCCAAAATCAACACTCTCTCCGCTCTCCACGTGCTTCTTCGCGATATCGGCTGCAAGGCGAAGTACGGCTTCCACTTCCGGACCTGTGAACGTTGTAGCATGTGCTACCTCTTCACAGAATGCGCGATGAGACACTCGTTTGCGCTGCGTTGGGCGAGCCACAAATACCTTCTTTCCCTTCATACGTCCAAGGGTCATTTTCTGTTCTTTGAGAACATAACATAAGTTTTTTTCCATAATAATATGATGTTAAAATTATGCCCCTCTATTCGCCACTCTTGGGGCTTCCATTTGTGAGTGGCGCGTTATTGTTTTCTGACTCATGTGTGTCAGCGTCCTGACTCGTATGTGTCAGCGTTCTGACTCATGTGTGTCAGAATCGTGAATTATATGTGTCGCAAAACCGCTTTATAGTTGGGCTAGTACACCCTCGCCAATATCATCGGCTGCTACGCCAGTGTTCAACCATTTCGATGGCACATATACATAGTGCGTGAGTGAGCTTGCCACTACCTTTCGCCACCCACTTTGTTCTATTATAAAAATGGACTGCGAGGCACTTCCGTTTATCACCGTCCACTGCTTGCCCACGCCTTTACCGCTGAATGCATAGTAATAGCCAGAAGTTGAATTGATAACTACAACATCTATCGATGCGCCGTTGGGCAACTCTTTTTCTTGTGCTGCATTTCTTTTGCTCGGTTCAAGTGCGGCAAGCTGTGCATTATCGTAATCGAGCACAGTGCCGTTGTTGCCAAATCCGCCTACATAACCGGGCGAGAACAATGGTATAATGTATACCGTCTGACCATTCGATAGCGTTTTAGTGGGGAGCTTTATTTTTACGCCTGCAGTATCTTCGTGCCCGCCATGGTGCACATACATTATGTCGTTCTTTACCTCGGCACATACCTTCGCATAATGACCGAACTGACCACGGCACCACATATCCGAAGCATAAAAACGTGAACTTCGTACACGTCCATTCACATTCTTTCCACCCTGCGAATAGATATCGCCTTCAAACGCCATCTGTCCTTCAGAACTGAAACGTATGCCACCTACAACCTCACCATTATTGTCAATGCAGTTCAATGCGGTGAATGTGCCATTTGCACCAATAAGTTCGCCGTTGAAAACACTGTTGCCATCAACTGTGAGATTCATTATGCGTGCATTCTTGGCATCAATATCGCCAGCCTGCAAACCATTTGTAACAATCTGTTTAGCATCTAACAGATCGGTGTTCAGTTTGCCTTCGCTGGTAAAGAAAGCCACGCTACCTGTGGTGGTCATCACACGGAAGCGGTCGGCAACAACATCGAAGGTACTGTTTTCGCCATCAAGGTGAAATCCTACACGCTCCAGCCCACTCGTAAGCTCCTTTATGACGCCATCTATTCGTTTGCCACCAATATTCAGCGAGGCTTCAAACTGCTTTGTTGTGTATTGCTGTGCTGGAACCCAATCGGCAATATCAAAGAATTCGGCATTTTTGCCACGTGACTGAATGCATACCAATAAATCGTTTTTGTATTGCTTGCCATACGTTGCATTCGCCCACTGGTCGCCTTTGTCGTAAGGCGGAATAGGTACTTTGCCTACGAAAACTCTGCGCTTCCCATCTGCCGTATCCTGTGCCCGCTGTGCAGCCTCGAGCGACTTCAGCACGTCAGCATCCGTAATTTCTTTCCAATAGTATATATCGAATACACCAATTTCGAACGAGTAAGCCCTTCCGCCTCCCGTCTGAGCGTAGCTCCTGTTATAATAGATATCATGCAAGTGCATCTTTCGCGTCGCATCGTCCGTCCAATCACTTGCAGGCTCGTTAGTGAGCGTTGGCACCTTATCGCCAAACCAAATAACCAGCTGCTTATCCGCCTGATCCTGCACAGCCTGTATTCTGCCCTGCATAGACTGCAGATAGTCTTGCAAGCTAACGTATTCGCCCTTACGTTGTGGATTTTCTACACGTATTTCGAAACGCTCACTATCGAAGAGGAATATTGGTTGTGGCAATGTAAACGAATCTATGCCACGAATAATCTTAAAGTAAGGCGAGCCTGTGCCAGCTGCCGACTGTATTATGGCACTCTGCCTATCCTTATCTGTGGTGTTGCCAAGTTGTACAACCTCGTCGCCAACCTGTGGTGCATCGCTGCCACTGGCGTAATTGTCAGCATACGTGTTGTCTGCTATATCAACGTAGTTTGTGCCTGTAGCAACAACCCTGCGATGCCAGTAACGGTTAGCCGTCTTGCCATTACTATCAATGAGATTAAACGTTTCGCAAAGCGCAAGGTCGTTTACACGCATCGAGTTGTACACTCTGCGCCCTTCGGCATCTTGCTGACGAAAGTAACAACGCCAGGCATATCCTATTCTTTCTATATCCGAGATAATGAAGCCACCCGCCGAGTTCACCACCTTACCCTTTATGTGTGAGGTTTGCATAATCTCCACCTCTTCTGCCGTTAGCTTCTTGCGCACGTGGACGTAATCGCCCTCCACGTGGTAGTTACCTTCGTCATCGGCATAGATGGCAGCACCCGATGAGTCTTTCACAAACTCGCCAATAAGCAGCTTAGAAAGCCTTGCCACACCGTCTTTATCTATGCCGTGTTCGTTGTTAAGTCCTATTCCTATACCTTTGAGGAAGGTAATGAGCTGTTGCGCCACGTCTTCATCCTTCTTGCTTAGGAACTCCTTGTGTGAGCGGCGTGCACTATAGATATTCGTGTCGGCAGGCTTTGTGGTATCGCCACTCTGTATAATGTCTGGAACGTTCAGCGCACCCACCAGCGCACCTGTGTAGTTCTTTACGTCCTTAATATTATCTTCCACCTTCTGCATGGTTCCCGTCGATAGCGCATCGCTTATCTCGAGGTCCATCTTGCTCGGCAGATTTACCTGTCGGCTGATGGCTGTAATACGACTCTTGCGATAGCCAGTATCTGGGAAGTATTCGTTGCTCTCCAGCCTTACACGTCTACCAATGAAGAGTTCAGTACTTGTATCTTCTATCCACACATGGTCTGTTGGTGCTTTATAGCGCGACACGTCCAAAGCGTGCTCCTTATTGTACTTCTCAACAGCTGCCAGGAACTCTTGTTCTGCTATGCCGTAATATTCGTCAGGCATACGTAGGTTCCAAAGAATATACTTATCGCCAACCTTTGGCACGAGCGTACCACCTGGCAGTTGCGTACCATCGTTGTAGGGCCATATCGTTATTATCTCGAACTCTTTCGTATCGGTATGATAGTTCACTTCAAAGTAATGCTCCGTGTCTGTACCAAGTCCAGCCAGCTCGCTACCCTCCTGAAACGACACACGCTTTACAAGTCCGCCTATCTCATAGTCGTTCGGATTGAACGGCAGGTCCTTATCTTTAAAGTAGTAGATGGTGAAGGGCTTGCCGTCCTTATCCTTTACTTCTTCGTGTCGCACTTCGCTGATAGTACCCGTGCGACGTGGGTAGATATTAGAGAAGGCAGCCTGCTCGTAATGGTGAATAATGCCGTACTTCTCTACATTCACATCAACATACTTTGCGCCACCTGGCAGCATCAGTCGGGAGTGGTGATACTTTTCAGGGTCTATATTGCGTGAGCTACCTATCGGGAACAACCGAGTGTAGAACTTCACATTATCGGCTAAATCTCTGTCGAGCGATGTAAGACCATTGTCGTAACCCAGCGTAACCTCTTCGCCATGCTCACACCTACAGAGGTTTAGTGTCTGACCGTCAAACCACCATTCTGTATGTACAGCGTCGGCAAGTTCCTTCAGTGCCTCCTGGCAATATTTACCAGTATAGTCTATTACCACGTTATCTGTACCTTCAACAATACCCACCTTGAAGTTCTGCAGTCCGTCCATACCTGCATTGATATTCTTCACAATAAGGCGCATGTGGTCAATAGGGCGTGCTGTTAGAGCGAACACAGCTTCGTTCTCTCCATCGGTATTGTTCAATACTAAGAAGCGAGTTATCAGACTCTCTATGCCACGTAGCTGAAAAGAGTATTCCCATTCTATAGTGCTCTTCTGCGCTGGCGTGTACTTCTCCGTAGCCCAGTAGCGTTCACCATCATAGTCGAGATAGTCGTTCACGTCGATGGTGATACACTCATATAAGGTAAAGGAGAGTTTCAGCAGATTGTCGCCTTGTATTTCCTTATCTTGTGTGCTGCTGTCGTTCGGTGCGAACGTAGCCTTTACTTGTCCATTGCTATCAAATAGTGTTAGAAGCATTTTTATATCGTTTAAATGGTGTTTAAATACTATATAATTGGTTCTGGTTCGCGGAACTTCACCTTGTAGCTGCTTGCCTGTACGCCCTCGGTCCATAGATACGTCAGCGAGCGATAGGTACTGCTGTCAAGATAGAACACTTTTATCGAAAGGTTCAGTGCCGTGAATGTTATTGTCAGCCAGCCATCGTTACCCGTCTTCAGGAAACGGATAAAAGACATATACTTCTCAAGCCACTGCTGACGTGTAGGTGCATACTGTGCGAAGTGTAGCGTTACGTCGCGTTCAGCATTAGCAGGCGTAAGACGCTTGGAATACTTCTTTCCATTGCGCTCACGAATATCTACACCTACGTAGTCCTTTGCCTTGCTTGGTGTCAGGATAGCATTGAGATTGTCTCGTCCACCTTTCTTCTCCTCCGTGAGAAATACGCCATACTCCTTATATATATCTGTGCCATTGATAAGCACCTGTCCGTCTAATATCTTCGTCATACTTATCTAACTTTTACTCCGTCCCTTATCATCTTCTTTACATCAGCACCTATCTCCTTCAGTGAGGCAGCACTATTGCCTGTGTTCTCTTCAATCTTGCGGAGATGCTCCTGCGCTGCACTCATACGTTTAGCAACATCTTCCACACGATCGTCAATGCTTGCCCAATGCATCTGCCCACTGACAAACAGTCCCTCGAGCTTTGTTGCCTGATCTTGACTCATTGCCGTGAAGGCACCACTCTTGCCTTGTTGAGTTGTTCCTTTGTCTGTCTCCTTAATAATACCTTCATTACGTAACTGTTCTATGTCATTCTTCGCACTATTGACATAACTTTCGTATTGTTCTTTCAGCGCATCGAGGCGCTTGCGGAATTCAGCATCAGTTATCTTTCCATCAACACGCTCCTCATTAAGTTTTGCAAGACTTTCGTACCATTTCTCTAGGTTCTTTTGAAACTTAGCACCCACGAGGTTGTTCACAGCCATCTTGTTTACCATCGTCTGCCAGTTCTCTTCTATCTCTTTGAAAACATCTTTCGATCCACTAGCGAGGGCATAAAGTGAACTGAGAAAGTCGTCAAAGACATTCTGCCTTGTTGTTGTAGTCAGGTTCTCATAGAGAGCATCTGTTATTTCTTTCAACTTGCCGGCTTGTGCGATGTAGTCATTAAGCTTATCAGCTACGCGACCACCGTATCCGCCTTTGCCAGTATCCTGCAACTGTTTCCACATATCAACATTAGAACGTAACATCTTCATCTCTTCGGGAGTGAGATTCCACAAGTTGCCGTCCCATTTTCTGCCTATTTGAGAGCTGAAACGATTTATTTGCTCCTGACTAAACCCTTTCCAGTAGGCGTTGAAACTATGGTGTGCCGAGTGATAGCCTGCCTGTTCCTGTGCAATACGTTTGTAATTATCGTTAGTCTCTTTCTGTAACTTCTCTGCATCTCGTGATATGCGAATAGCCGAAGCACCGCGGGAGGTCTTCATCTCGTCCGTTAGGTCCTCAATTGCCTGCTCCAGGAGTTCGTTACGTTTTGTCAGGCGATCAATTGATTTTGCCACTTCCTCCTCGTTACTATTAGTAAACCACTGACTAGGTCCCTTATGACTAAGCAGCCCGAAGGAAAGTACGTTACCGATACGTCCAACAACAGTATCCAACAGTCCACCAATACCTTTTACTATTATTGATTCTAATACATGGAAGAGGTTTTCTGGTAAGTCAAATATAGCATTGATAAGATTACCTATAGCTTCTAAGATGCTATTTACAAGATCATCTATCCAACGAAGAGATACCAACTCTGTCAGTGAGTTCAGAATGCCAGTAACAAAGCTTTTGATACTATTAGCAAGGTCAAGTATCATTCTGGGTATTTGTGCAATAATGCCAACCATACTTCCTAAACCACTTGACATAATACTCGACATCGTGCCACCAAGAGAGGACAACGCATTGCCCATTGCACCAGACACAGCACTACCAACACTCTTTGCTATACCATCGCCCATAGTTGGGAGAATAGAGTCGAGCGTACCTTTGAGTGTATCAATCTGTCCTACTGACTGCTGTACGCCTCCGTATCCATCTACACCCTGCCATGCCTTAGCGTTATTGAGAGCCGTTGTTAATCCAGACGTAAAGTTAGCAACTTCTTCAGATGTCCTATTTAACGCTTTGCCGAAGGAGTCCATATTCTCGCGTGCTTGCACCGTTGCCCTCCCCAGCTCTTCGGCACGTGCTTCAAGTTCATCGTATCTTTCCTTACTGATTCTCCCTTCACGGAGTCCTACCTTTCCTGCTTCCACGGCAGCAACGGCAGCAGCTTCATCTTTCTTAGCTTGGTCGTATACAGCCACGCTATCGGCAAATCGCTTGATGGCTTCGTCAAGCTTCTGCCATGTCGTACTCTGGTCAGTACCGATATACTGGCGCATCTGCTGAATCAGTTCGGTTACCTTCTGCTGTGTGTCGGCTGATGCGTTCTTGTAATCATCTGTCTCTATATAAGCACGCAGCTGCTCCATCATCGGTTGCATCATCTCCTTGGTCAGATTGCCTACACCGCTGAAGAGCGCGTTCCAATCGATACCACGGCTAATTTCCTCGAACGACATACTTGCTTCACGCTCTTGTCGTTCTTTTAGAAGTTTAGCTTTCTGCCATCGTTTGGTGGCTTCACTCACTTCAGAGACATCAATAGCAGCTATCTGCTGAGCATATTCTTCAGCAATAGCAAGCTTCTGCTGCTGAAAAGAGCCATAAGTCTTGAGATACTCACTCATAGCCTGCACCTCATTTCTCTTCTGTTCCAAATGCTTCTTTTCTTCCTCCTTGTTTACTTCATCTTCATCATGTTGTTTCTTCTTAGCAGCAAGGTTACGTGCCTCTGTAAGTGCTCCTTCCTGTTCCTTTGTAAGGTGCCCTTTCTGCACCTTGCGCCATTTATCTTCTTGCGCTTTCAGATCTGCAAGCTCATTCTCGTAATTCTCTTTTATTTGTTTTCGTTTCTTATCAGAACTCTCTTTAAGAAGATCTATTTCTTCTTGACGGTTTTTCCTTTGTAATGCAAGAAGCTCCTTAGCAAGTTGCTCAGCTTTATTTGCTTCGTTTTTTTTCTTCTTCTTTTTTTCTTTTTTTTCTTTTGAAGGTGCAGCATGTCCGCCAATATGATATTCTCTACCAATATTTGCAGCCTGCTTCTCAAGAGTAGCGGCTTCCTTCAAGAGTTTATCTCTCTCAGAGGATAGCTCTTTAGTCATCTTATCGTAAGCAGCCTTATTACTACTTTTTATAATTTCACGAGAATTTATAGCACCATTAGAGATTGCAGAACCAAAATGTAATAAGCCCTTTTTAAACCAACCCATAGAGGTGTCTGCCTCGTCTGGCGATAAAGATTTGTGTTTATTAAGTTTATCATCAGCCTCGACGGCCTTATTCACCAGTGCCTGTGCCTTAGCTTGAAGAAAGAGCATCTGTATATATTGTTCTGCTTTTTGTGTCAGAACATCATACCACTTTGCTACAGAGTCATAATATCCGAAGGCTTCACCGTACTTACGATTCATTTCCTCGCATTTCTGCTTCTCCTCTGCCTTTGTTCCACTAAAGTTCTTGAGACTCTCACGTGTAGTATCAATTTCAAAGCGGGTCTTTATCATTTCTGCTCTGCCTTGAGATTCAATTTCTACACGTTCCTGGGCTTTCTTTGCTGCTGCCTCCTGCGCATCAGAAAGCTTATTCCAGGCTACAATTACACCTGTAATAACGACAGATAATCCAAGAGTAAGAGTTGCCATAAGCGCAGTTGCTGCAGCATTAGATATACCAAGCGATGTTGCAAGCCGATAATTAGCAGCTGTAAGAAACTCCTTTGCTTTTGTAAGCGTTACAAGGCGGAAGGCACTATCCTTATTAAGAGCATTAAAAACCTGCTGCAAGCCCATTGTAATAGCCATTACACTCTGCACACGAGCTTGTATCTTTGCAAGGTTCTCATTCTCCGATGCGAACAGCGACATTACACCTGTAGCTGTGGTAAAGGCTCCAGAGAGTCCATTAACTCCTGAGATAAAGCCCTGCAAATTCGCATCGTCATTAGCGAGAATACTTGTCTGTGCACGCAAGTCTCCTAAGGTGTCGGAGAGCTCAGCTGCCTTTTGTGCCATCTTCTGGTACTCTTCGGTATTCTGCTCGCCGTTCAGACGCATACGTGCCATGTCGTTTTGCAATTCACGTAGCTGACGGGACAAGCGTTGATTGCTTTCCTTGTTACGTTCTTGAGCTTCGGTAAGACTATTAAGAATACCTTTCTCTTCTTCTAAGGCTTGTTTGGCTGCATTCAAATCGGCTGCTACTTCATTTTGTGCTTTGCCAGGTGCTGCGGACTCATAAGCTTTCTGTAGAGCCTTCACGTCAGCCTCCACCTGCTTGATGACACTCTTCTGCTCAGCTATCTTTTCGGTGAGCGATTTGCTGGTAGCTGCTGCTTGCTCTTCTGATACAGATATTTTCTTATATTCCTGCTCCAATTGACTGACGCCCTGCCGTGCCTGCTGATATTCTTTTTCCAACCCCTCAAGCACCCCCATTTCCTCAGCAAGTACTTTCTTGCAAGCACTAATTTCCGTAAGCAGTTCTTGTTGTCCTGTCCCTGGTTTCATTGTCTGCAACTTACGCTGCATACGGTCAAGGTCAGTATTGACACCGTCAATCACCTTACGCTGGTCGTTAATCTTCGCATTAATAACGAGTGATGCGCGCCGAGCTGCTCCTAAGAGCTGCTCAACACTCATCTTGCTTTTGTCAAGTCCTGCCGTGAGGTTATCACGCATAAGGAATTCTATCTCTACAGGCTTCATTCGTCTTATTGTTTTAAATTACTTTGGAAAAAACCTACAATATCCTCGGCTTCCTCCTCTTCGGTCTTTTCTGTTTTATTTTCTTTGCTATCAATGTAGCGTGGAGCATCGCTTAACATCATGATGAGTGTCTGATAGTTCACACCTTTTAATATGTATTCTACGCTCCACCCTGTAGCACTGGCAATCTGCCAGATAAATCCGAAGGGGCTATGGGAGCCTTCCCAGTGACTCTTTAACTCCCCTTCTTTCGTTGGCTCAGACGCAGCTTCATCGGATTCGTCAGTTCTACTGATCTGATAATAGGTATAAAAGACTGTGTACCCATAAGGGTAACAAATCGTTCAAAGGCATTCTTCTGATACTCCCACTTCATGAATCGGCGGACAAACCATGAAATCACGCTTATTGGCAACCACCAATGTCCCATAGTTAAGGCAATAATCCGACTGAGTTTTTTGCCATGTTTAGTCAGAAATACCATCTGTCCATTATAGTCTAAAGAGGTAAACTCTTTCAGTGTGGTTTCCATTGAAAGATAAGTCTGTGCTATCTGTATTTGTCGTTCCATTGTTGGTCGCTTCATAGTCAGTCTTAAGCGTAGAGGGCTCTTCAAGAAAGGGAGGCGTATATCCTTCAAAGGGAGGGAAACACCCGCATCAAGCAAGGCTTCCGCTCCCTCTCTTTGTATCTGGTAGATTAACTTCTCGTCCATTAACCTGCACTCAAAGTGTCGTTGATTTCGTAAGGAGCACTGCCATCTTCAGGTTTGTTCACCTTCAGCTGGCATTCCAATTTCGAAACTTCGGTCAGCGTCAGCTTACCACCGAGGTTAGCCAATACGGTTCCATTAGGAATCTTCATGGTCTGACCGCTAACAAAAGCAATCTCCCAAGGTCCACGCATCTCAACAAGCGTTGTAGGTGCTTTCCATCCTGTAATCTTCTCGGAACCAGAAGCGCCTGTCTTAACAAGATCACCTCCAAGAACAGCCTGTAGATTCTCATAATCCAACTGAATAAGGTTGAAAGTCGGACTGACCTGACCATTCTTCTGGAGCAAGGTCAGCACAGGTGCGTCGGGCACTTGCTCGGCTTCGATATCGGTACTTTCAGGCTTCGAGCCGCCCCAGTCCCAACTACCTTTCTCTATATAGCCTATAGTTTTCTCCTTGAACTTCACGGCTGCAATGCCATAGATAAATTTGTTTTTGCTCATATTCTTCGTTTTATAAATGAAATGATTGTTTTTATTTTCAATAATACAAGGCCAATTAGAATGCCTATTAAAAACCATTTGAACACCACTTGAACGCTGCTGAATGATGTCGTCTCTTTCTGCTCTTTCAGCTGCGATTGGCTACGGTGCTGTTCACGGGCAAGACGCTTTTTGAGAACACTGACCGTCTTTGACAGCTGCATGGCAACGAGTTCGAGCGAGTCGCAATTGGCTTCAATGATGATTTCGCCTGGTTCAACAGCTTCGTTTATCCCACCTGCTTTTGATGTTTTGGCTTGTGGCTTACGACTTACTTTCAGGCTTGCCTGTCCCTGTCGTGCTGTGTAGCTCGCTCCGAGAGGCAGCAGACGAAGTGTGTCCAGATTGAGTGTCAGGCTCACTGCTGACATCGGCACCTTCA